CCAGTCATCGGCGCCGCGCGATTTGTCCGTCGTGTATTCCCATTTCAGCGGCCGGAAGCCGACCGAGGTCGCGGCGAGGAACCCCATCCGCGCGAGCCGGTGCACCGACTCCGCGAACGCGCCGCCCTCGGGCAAATCCTCGGGGACGAACTCAACGGATGCTTTGAGCGCGCCGCCCTCGATCGCGATGTCGAAGGCGCGGCCGATCGGCAGGCGCGAGGCGTCATGGCCCCACAGCACGACCGGGTTGCGGCGGAACGCGGCGAGGTCCCATCCGGCGAGCGCGATGGTGTCGTTCTCGCGGTCCACGTCGGCGGTGCTGATGGTGAAGCGGAGCGCCCGCCGTTCCTCGGCGGGGATCGTTCGCGCCGGCTCGATGAACTGCTTGCGAACCCCGATCGGCCCGGCGTCGCGGCGTTGACGGGACAGCAGCTTGAAGCGCGCCGCGCTGACCAGTTGCATCATTCGACGGGTCCCGGTTCGGGTTTGGTCGGCGACACCGAGGGCGCGTTCGACGCTTCCGAGGGCGCGGTCGCCGAGGGCGCGGGAATATCGGCCGGCACGGCGGTATTGAGCGGCACGCGATATTCGTCGGCGGTCTCGTCGTCGATCGGGTCGAGGTTTTCCTTCGCGCGCACTTCGTTACGGTTCAGCCAGCCGTTGAGCGTGCCGACCTGATACGCCTGGTAACGGGTCAGGAGGTCGCCGCGCGTCATATCGTCGAAGTCGAACTTGCATTCGAGGAACGCGCGCTCGTCATCGAACAGCAGATGATGGTCGAACAGCTGCTCGACGGCGCGAGCGATCGGCTTTAGCGCGCTATCGACGTATTGCTGGTTCTGCTGCTCGATGTTGTTGAGCGTCGCCTTGTCGAGTTCGCCGAGCCGGTGCGGCGGGACGCCATAGAGGCGGCATATTTCGATCACGCTGAAGCGGCGGCTTTCGAGGAACTGCGCTTCCTCGTTCGTGATGGCGATTTTCGCGAAGTCGCCGCCTTCCTCCAGCACCGCGACCTTGTTCGCGTTCTGCACGCCCGCGTGGGTCTCGCGCCATGAGTTGGCGATCCGATCCGCCGCTTCCTTCGACAGCGCGCCGGGGAACTTGATCACGCCGCCGACCTGTCCGCCCTGGCGGAACAGCGTCGAGCCGTGCTGCTGCGTCGCGAGCGCGAGGCCGATCACATCCTGGGCCACCGCGACCGGCGAGGCGCCGACATAGCCGTCGAGCGAGACGTTCTTGATGTGGATCATATCGTCAGGCGGAACGACCAGACCGTAGCCGAGGCGGCGCGAGTTGATCCGGTAATACATCTCGCCGTCGTCACTGAGCATCATCGTCGCGCGATCCGGCGCGACCGGCACCAGTTCGATCGGGTTGCCGTCGCGGTCGCGCTCGACGACGACGAAGGCGTTCCCCCGGATGCACAGCGAGGACACGGCGTAGGACATGAACTCGAACCACGTCTGCCAGCGGTTCGGCCGGCGAAACAGTTTGCCGAGCGGGTGCTTGATCTCGCGCCGGTAGCCGCCGCCGACCAGGGCGCGGCGCACGAACGGACTCAGCACCGCGATGTCCTGGCTGACGCAGCGGATGCAGGCATAGAAGGCGGACGATTGCAGCGCGGTAAACGGGGTAACGGGAACGCCCGTGTTGGAGGCGTAGCCGCCGAGCGCGGCGTACAGCATCGGCTGCGGCCAGCCGAGACCGCCGAGCGTCGAGGTAATGGCGCCGCTGTCCTTCGCGGCCGGCGCGGCGATCGTCGGCTCGATCCTGGGCGCCGGTTGCTGGCGTTCGAGGCTGAAACCGAACGGCAGCTTCATTCGATCACCAGCAGGCCGCGGGTCTCATAGACCGAGCGGGTGTTGACGTTGTTCATGCACCGGGCGATCCCCATGATCAGCGCGATCGCGCCGTCGATCTTCTGCTCGGGACGCTGCTTGCGCGGATAGACATTGCCGCGCGCGTCGTAATGACCGACGACGTTGCCGACGCACCAGCCGAGCGGGCCGTTCATGTCGTGGCGCAGCCGGCCGGCGCGCATCGCCGCCTCGAGTTCCTTCGTCGGCTCGCTGAAGTTCTGGGTGTTGGAACGGAACTCGATGCACGGCACGCCCTGCGCGGACAGCCGTTGCGCGAGTTGCGTCGATCCCCACGGATCGTATGCCAGCGACAAGACCTTGAAGCGGCGGCACAGGTCGGTGACATCGTCCTCGATCATGCCGAAGTCGGTTTCGTTGCCGGGCGTGATGACCAGTTCGTTGCTCGCCGCCCAGCCCGGATATGACGGGTTTCGTGCTTCCATCACCGCCGCTTCGTTGAGGTAGCAGCGCGCGAACACGGCGTAGGTCTCGGCTCGCGGAAACACCATCACCAGCGCCGCGAGGTCGGTTTTGCTCGCGAGATCGAGCGCGAGATGACATTCCTGGCCCTCGAAGTCGTCGAGCCGCAGATCGCGGTCGCCGCAGGCGTTCCAGGCCCGCGTGCTGAACAGCGCCTCGTCGGCGCCGATCCAGACGTTCAGGTGCCGCGTCCGCGCCGAGGCTTCCTGGGCGGGGTTGTTCCGCGCCTGCCGCATGATCGCGCGGATCGCGTCGGGCTGGACCGAGCGGCCCCAGCCGGGGTTCGCCTTGATCCACGTCGCCTCGTCCCACGGGTCGTCGGTGTCGTCGATCGAGTAGATGATCCCGAACAGGCGATCGTCGTCCTGCCCGCCGGCGAGCACGCGGCCGAGGTAGTCCCAAATCTGCTTGCCGATACCGGAATTGTTCGAGGTCGCGGTCGAGATCGAGAGCACGAACGGCTGGCGCCGCTTGCCGGTCGCGGTCATCAGCGCGTCGTAAACTTCCGCCGTCCGGTGCGAGCCGATCTCATCGAGCACGGCGACCGCGACGTTCAGCCCGTCGAGCGCTTTCGCGTCCGAACTGATCGGGATGAAGCGCGAGGCGGAATGTTCCTGATAGATCGCGTTGACGCGGACGGCGACGCCCCACTCGCGCTGCATCTCGGGCGAGCGGCGGACCATGTGCTGCGCGGTGTCGAACAGGATACGCGCCTGATCGCGCGTGACCGCGGCGGCGTAGCCCTCGGCGCCGCCTTCGTCCTCGCCGAACGTCATATACATCGCCAGCGGCGCGCTGATCGTCGTCTTGCCGTTGCCCTTGGGCACGAAGATCGCGCCCTGGCGGAACCGTCGCGCGCCGGTCTCGCGCTCCTTGAAGCCGAAGATGTTCGCGTAAGCGAACTTCTGCCACGGCATCAGCGTGATCGGCTTGCCGGCTTCCGGCCCCTTGATGTTCGGCATCTGGCTCGCGAACAGCATCGCGCGGATCGCGGCGTCGGGATCGAACAGCCACGGCGACGACTTGCGGCGGGCCTCGGCGTGGTCGCGGAGGAACCGCTCGCAGGCGAGCCGCGCGTGCAGCGAGGCCGGCAGGCGCCGCTCGGCGGTCGCGCGGGCATAGTCGAGCGCGTCCTCGACGAAGCGCGCCGGGTCCTCGCCGATGGCCTGGGCAGCGGCGCTAGCCCTTCTTGCCACCCCGGATGACCTGCAATGACTGCCAGGGGTTGGCGCGGATGTCGGGCGCCTGGGCGCCGGCGGTGGCCTCGGGCGCGACCAGGCGAATGCGCGGACGCGCGACCGGCGAGAAGCCGAGTTCCGTCATCATCCGGATCATGATCTTCGCGGCGCGGTCCATGATCTCGACGTACGGCGAGACGATCAGGCCGTCCGGCCCCTTGACCAGCCAGGGCGCGTCCGGCGCGCGCCGGTTCAACGTGGCCTGCGCGATCATCGCGCCGCGATGGCGGTCCTCCGCTTCGACCCACAGCACCAGCGCGCTGCGGTCGATCAGTTTCAGCACGCCTTTCGGCGAGTGCGTGATCGCGTAGTCCCAGCCGTCGCGCTGGCTCGGCGTGAACCAGTCCGGCGCGTCGGTCAGATCACCGACCGGGATCGGCTCAGCGGCGCGCTTCGCCATGCGCGTCGTGCGCGCGGTGCCGTGCAGCTTGTGCAGAGCCGTGGGTTTCGGCGGGCGTCCGGTCCTCATGCGCGCCACCCATGGTGCAGCACCATGGCGGGAGCGCGCTCTCCGCGCTCCGTGTCGTGCGGGTTCAGGCGCAACTGCGGAGCGCCGCCGGAACGCCGCGCGGCTTTCAAGGAGCCCGTGACATGACGCAACTCGCCGAATTGACCAACGCCCAGATGGTCGCCGTCTGGAACCACTACGCCGACGCCGACAAGCAGATCGCCAAGTTCGCCTCGGCCGCGATCGGCCGCGCGCGCCTCGCCGCCCTGCTGGCGAAGATCGAAGCGCCGGAATGCGCGGCCCTCGCCGCGGTGCTGGCGCCCGCGCCGGCCGAGGAAGCCGCGCCGGTCCTGGGCGTCGCCAAGGGCTTGACGCCAGCCGACCAGGGGATCGCCGCCGTCAAGGCCGACGACGCGGCGCGGGACGCGATCGCCGCCGAAGTCGCCGCCGCCAATGCGCGGCTCGAAACCAAGTTTGCCGCCGCGAAGCCCGCCAAGGAACTGACCGGCGCGCGCGGCCGGGTCGCCGCCGCCAAGGCGCGCGCCCAGGCCCCCGCCGCCCACGCCGAGGCGCCCAAATATCGCGGCGCCTGGGCCGACGCCGCCGAAGCCGCCGCCAAGGGCAAGCTGCCGAAGGCGCCGGACTTCAGCGCCGATACCCACAAGCCCTATCGCGCCAAGCTGGCGGCGCTGGTCGAACTGGCGAAGGCGGGCGACATCGCCGGCCTCGAGGCGGTCGCCATCAACCCCACCTCGTCCAGCCCGAAGGCGCTCGCGCGGTATCGCGATCTCTGCGTCCTCGCCATTCAGACGAAGGCGGGCGCCTGAATGGCCCGCAAGCGCCACCCGGCAGACCTCGCGGACGATCGGCGCATCGCCGCCGCGGGGGCCTTCGTGGTCGCCTTCCGAAAGTCGCCGCACGAGCGCTACCGGGTGGAAGCCGGGACGCTCGCCGAGGCCCGCCGCGCCGCCGCCGCGCTCGATGCCGAGCATGGCCGCTTCGGGCGCCGGGCGATCATCTACGCGATCACGCCCGAGGGCGTGCAACTGGCGGTGCCCGAGGGGTTCCCCTTCGCCTGACGCCGCGCCGACCGATCTAAGAAACAGCCCCGGCCTCGCGCCGGGGTTTTTCGTTGTCATTGGCTCGGCCCCAGGACGTTCCAGAACAGCGCCGGCCCGCGCGCCATCCGCGTGCACATTTCCCAGGCCTTCGCGTCATAGTTCGGGCAGGACGGGAACGGCGCGGCGCGCGGC